ATCAGTGTTTGCGTCCTGTCAAGGATAGCAAAACTTACTAACTGTAGTTGTTACAACCAGGCTCAGTGAGCTTGGTAACTACAATCAGACCATCCATATGTCAGTCGGACGCTATATGGAGAAGCGTACTCAGTTCCGCGATCGCTATAGCACGAAGTCAATTTTGACACGCGCAATAACGAATCTTGGAGGTGATACCAATCACCCTTAGATACCGATACAGATCGGTTCGTTACCATGCGACAAGGGACACTCCATTGACAGACCGAATTACGATATCGTAATTTTGGTTCATGTCGAAGAAGCCATCCCAAATCGCGGTCGACATATTCTACAAATCCTTGAGAATTACTGTTATTGCTTAAAGGCAAATAACCGTACTCCTTTCGGATCGACGAATATATAGACGCGGAACAATGCTCGTATCCCTGTTTTCTTAGCCGCTTGGCTAAGTCAACTAGACTAAGAGCATCTTGAGCCGAAGTGATATCTTGTTTCTTGACTCTTAGGGGCGTAACATCTTTGCCACGATAGGCATCGACGCCACACGATTCTCGGAAGAATCCTTTACGGAATGTCTTGTCCATGTTAGGCACTAAGCCTGCAAGAACAAGACCCCGTATTGCACCTTCGTAGTATTTAACAGGAAACAATATATCATCTCCGAAGACATAGATGTCATTACAGTCAGTACCATAGTGACTTCGTATGCCAGCATGAACCAAACTAAAGAAAACAAGACTCTGAACGGGAAAGCATAAAGCGTTCCCCATCGGAGCCCATTTCTTTAGGTCAACAACACGTCCATCCAATAACTTGATCGTGTCAGCACGAGCGCAACTAAGCCAGGAATATGCGTAAGTACCGAAAAGGTACTTAATCAGATCTTTGCTTAAGCGATCGCTAGCCTCCTTCAGATCCAGAGTACAAAAGTACCCTGACTCTGACGAAGTTAAAGCTAACTTACCATTTACGGACTGATCCGTAAAATTGATCTTCCCTCGAGTGAGGGGAGATCTGGTAATAGCCGACTCAAGTAGGAGCCTTTGCCCTTGTTGTATCCATATTGCCTCTGCGGGGTGCACGCATATTAAGCGTGGACCTCTAGAGTCCTTAGGTACAGCAGTGAGCTTAGCCTGTATAGTTTCCTTCTCGTCAAGCTTCCATATGCTCTCATCAACCATGACATCCTGCCAAAACGACGGGATGCCACAGAAGAATTGATCATATGGATACTTTTCAATTATGGAACTGTACAGTGTTCTGAAACAACTTTTCTGGCTTGAATCACGAGACGGATAAACCGCCCCGGGACCATGGCTAGGAGTTATTTCTGACCAGTGGATTCGGTATATGACCGAACCCACGATTCGACGAGCAGACGCAAATACGGGTGTTCGGGATAAGGTGCTAAAAGCATCATCCCAAGCGCCAATACCAGCGTCCGTAGATTCGAAGACGGCTTGCGCCGCTTCGATTTGTTGTTGCGTTGGTTCATGTTCGACTTTGTAGTAGAACAGAAGCAGTTGCCTTAACGATCTAAGATAACGTGCGTCCTGATGTAGGACGAACGCTTCCCAGAGTGGTTTTACCCACTCAGGAAAGTTCGGCTGTTCAAGCCGGTTACCTTCGATATATGCTAAGACCTGCTTCTCCAGTAGGGGCCCACCTATGGTGAGCCACTCATACGAAATGTCCACGGGAGCGTCAAGTGACACCCCAGTGTTGTTACATATGTCCACTAGCAGGCTTCTATACCATTTAATTAGGTACTCTGTATGAATATTCATATAGCCTGGTTACTTGGTGACACGGTTGACTGTGCATCTGACTCTTATGAGGCAGCATGCAGGTCCCCCGTGTACGACTGAGGGTGCAAACGGAGTCCACTTCCCTTCCACTAGAAGGTCTTCTAGTTGACGCTTTGAAAGCGAAAACACGAAGTCCTTTTTGGGGAACGAGACGAGGTACTCCAATTCGCTAACACTAAACATATCCGAGAGGTGGTGTATTTCTACACTACACTCACTGACTAATAATGTATGCATCATTGATATATATCTCTGTTGTACACAAAACGCGTCTGGATACGTTTTGTAGCTAGTTGCCTAACTTGTGTTTTATTGTTCTTGAACGACGAAAATTTCGTCCTTCAGATCTAAACCTGCAGTCTGAGTACTAGCGAATAGGACGTTATTAAGATGCTGGACAACCGCAAGGATGTCCGCACTTAATACGCCCGTATCACTTGGTACCGTAACCACCGCATATGCACTCACCGGAGCAATAATGCCTGATGAGAGCGACACAAATCGATCAAAGCGCACAAGATGCCTACGCCCGGAGACTTTTGTCTTCGAATCGGAGTAATCTTGATGAGCTACGCGCATTTCAGTAGGGAGATTTACTCCCCGTGAAACCTCGCGCCGCAAAGATTCAGTTTTATCACTGAATATTTGATTGAACGACAATGTGTCGATTGTTAAGTTATCATTCATACAATATGACTTTTAACTGACACTAACGTGTGCGCAGGTTCGCCACCAATTGGTGGAGCAAACTCACCGTGAGGAGAGCTTGCTTCTTTCCAAACCTGTTACTCAGCCCAATAGCATTGCTATTGGTGAGCGGATCCCGGTGATAATGCTGCAACATAGTAGTTGTAGTCACTGTCCCATCGAGCATGGTTGCCCACGTCTGAGTTCGGTGTTTAATCGAATTCACACGAGCCACCCATTTCTCTGAGGTCCACTGATCAGTGATTTGCTTAGTATCACCCGTAAGGGTGTTATTAAGTGTATCAATGATGCCACTTAGATCCACAAACCAATCAACCACAAATGAGTACGGTATCGTTTCCCATAATAGGCTAACTGGTCCAGGTGAGAGAAATCTACTCATTAAATAATCCAGCTTCTTGAATGAATCTGAATTATAATCAATAGATCTCCTACCTCTGACCCCAACAAGCATCTCGGCGCGTCCCACAAGGGACGTATGCCAAAATGTATTATCGGGAACATAAGGCTCTGTAGCACTCCAACCTGTCACGCCGTTCATGCCCGTTAGTGATAACGAGCCCAAACAGCGTGCCGTACATACGTACGGTTTTCCGGCTTGTCGAGTATAACGGTCCAGATCAGACTTAATTGTCTTAACTGATGCCATTATCTTCTTCATATCGGATAACAGTGGACTGAAACCAAAACTCCACATTAAGTGTAAGTTAGATGCATCTACGCTTTTCAGCTTAGATACAACTTTTCCTACACGGACATTATTATTGATAATGGCTTTCGCCTTACCAACAATAAAGCCCTTATTATTAACCTTGCCTCGTATATTCTCTACTTTTAGAGAACGTACCAGCTTGGTTGTACTAAAACGCTGACGCAAGTCAGCGAGCGAACGTAACGAAGCAATCAACTGCGGGCTCTCAATGATATTAAGGAGGTTATCCACCTCATTTCTATTCATGAAAGCATGCTTTGCTTGCCTTTGTAACTCCGCGATAGTACGTGGATAGCTGACGAGAATATTGGCGCCACTAATGGCACCATAATTCCCCCAAGACCACCAATGGCAGTTATTACCACTCACTACATAGCGAGTGTTAGTAGTCTGTTCATCGATAGAGCTGGGATTAACTTTGTTCATTTGAACTTTGTTATGCACAACTCTCTTGGTTATCCTACCCGGAGAAATGTCGTCTTCAATAGTCGACACATCTTCTGACAGGACCATAGTGCTCGAGTTTCCTTGAGCATGTGGTCCTGAAACGGATCCATTAGTTTTATCATGAATGATAACGCTAAGAGGTCCGCCCAGAACCGTGGTGGGATATTCAACTTTGGTTCTTAATCTCATATATGTAACACAATGGAGAGCGTCACCGGAC